AGAACCCCCGGCTGAACGGTCGCAATCGCGACGATAGGCAGGGGAGGCACAGTGACAGAAACGCGTCGCAGCGACGTAGCCTTCCACATGGAAGGGGAAACCCGCCTCCGGAGTCTCGTGACGACTACAATGGTTCCGGTAATCGCGGAATGGCCCCGATCGATATGTCCTATGGCGATATTGTCAAGGATGTATTGAAAGCACACAACTTCGGTCAAACCTAAGTCGTGTGACTCACACAGCAGCACAACGGAGAAGCCGAAATGGCAGCACTTGATACCGTTCTGCACGCGATGTTGGAACGCAGCCGCGCGAAATTGATTATGGCGTCTGCGATCTCTGGCACCGTGAGCACGTACCTTCACGCAAAGAAGCGCGTGGTGGTCGAGGATGGCGGTCCTGAAATCGCTAACCCGCTGATCGTTGGGAATAACCCCAACGTTACATCGATGCAGTATTACGATACTGTGCCGGTCAATCAGACCAATGAGTTCACCACGGTTCAATACTTCATGAGCCGTGTCGTTGGTACGGTTATTATCAGCGATCAGGAGGAAGATGAAAACCAAGGTCGAGCGGTCATCTTCAAAATCCTCAAGGGCAAAATCATGGCCCTCGACGAGTCCATTAAGCGCCAGTTTGCGACTTATCACACTTCTGTCGGTACTGGCACCGACCCGAATGGCCTCGGCAATCTTATTCCTGCCGATCCAACTACAGGATCGATTGGCGGGATCAACCTCGCCACTGAACCGCAGTGGCGCACGTCCTCCTACGATTTTGATGGCACACTTACGCCGGAGAACATCGAAGAGGCGTTCGACGATATCATCTTCCTTGACTTGAACCGTCAGGATGATGGTCAGGGTAGTCCTCGTCCATCGGTGATCTTTGCTGGTCGTAATATCATTCGTATGCATAGGGCTGCTGCGCGTGACAAGACCAGCATCCAACTGAACTCGACTGGCTTTGGTAAGAAGCTGGTGAACCTCGGCATTACCGGCACGACGCACGGTGACGTGCCGCTGTTGTTCGATGAGAAGTTGGGCGCCAACGACTTCTATGTCGTCAATGATGGTTATCTCACGCTGCATGTGCTGCGTGGTGTCAACATGAAAGTGAAGAAACTTTCATCCCCGTGGAACATGGATGCGAGTGGTCGTCGCGTTGTGTGGGAAGGGCAGCTTTGCTCTTGGCGGAACTACCGCACTCACGCTTTCGGCACCAACGCGTAATCGTGTGAGTCACACAGGAGCAATAGAATGAGTGCACAGCTTGCAATGCTGGCAGGTGCGCGACTGGCTTATGTCGTGCTGCCAATCGAAGGTGAACTTACACGCCAACGGTGTACGTTCGATAAGGTGAAAGGTTTCACCTACGAAGACAAGAAAGAGCCGGGTGGTTACATGGCCTTTTTTCCACAAGGTCATGTTGTTCGGCTCAAGACCAAAGAGAAGCTTCGCCAATACAATTTGGATCGGAAGGCACCCATTATCAACATGGCGGGCCTGCATGATCCGGAGAGTCCGCTTGGCAAGCTGATGAATGCACAGGACGATAAGGAACGTTCCGGTGCAATGAAAGAGTTGCAGAAGATGGTCATCAATCTGGCGACCGTCAGAACCGGAAAGCTGTTGCTGCCGGAGCAGGTGCGTCACGTTATTGACGACGAAGAGAACGATGACGGCCCAATGACCATCAAGCCACGGCCGCCACGACAGGCAAAGGTTGCCGATCACGTCGAGACTGAAGATGAGGACGCGGAAGTGACGATTGTTGCTCCGAAGCCTCAGACGCGTTCTCGTCGTAAAGCAGCCTGAGGCGTGTGACTCACACACTTAACTGAAAGGATAGTCAATGGAACGTCATGCTGCTGCGTTTCACGTGGGCCTTAATAACTATGTGCCTGCGATGCAATACGCTTCTGACCTTCTTCACGGTCAGCCTTCACCGTTCTCTCTTGGAACACCTGCCGCTGCGGACGATGATATTATCGCCGCAACGATCGATGCCGATGCCGTTGCTGGTGTGGAAGAGGCATACCCCTACACAATTGATGCAACTTACGGTCGGACTCTGCAACTGAAGATCAGTGCTGATCCGGGCGCCGCATCCTCTGTGATCGACGTTTATGGTTGGGACTATCTTCGCCAGCCAATGATCGAACGGTTCACGACTGCGAACGGTTCGACTGCGATCTTGTACGGCAAGAAGGCGTTCAAGTATATCCAGAAGACCAAGATCGTTACTGCGGCTACCAACGCAGTCACGGCCAAGCTTGGAACGTACACTCGCCTCGGACTGCCGTACAAGGGTGATCCTGCTTGGGCAAAAGAGTCCGGTGTGCTTGTGCAAGTGTATAAGCGTGATGTTATCGAATGGATCGATCGTGCAGCAGCGAAGGCGGTTGCTGGCGGTACGGACTTCATTCGTGCATCATTTCCGGGCTTTGTGAAAACACTTTACGGTGTGCCTGCAGGTGGTGGTGGTGCTACTGATCCGGTTATCACCGTTGAGCTTGGTGGTACGGCGATTATTGGTTTGACCGTTACCATTGATACCAGTGACGTTGCTGGTCTTGAGGTTTCGGACGTGCCGACTACTGTTGGCTACAATGCCAACAATCGCTTTGTCACAGGCGGCAAGATTGAGTTGGTAGCTGCTGCGGCTGCTGGTGCCTTTGCAGATCGTCTTGGTCTGGAACTGACGCCGACTCAGTTTACGCATCCTGATACAACGGATGCTGCAACTGTTACCACCGGCGATCCCCGTGGCACATATGATCCGTTGACGCCTCCGAACGGTGGCGAAATCATTGTCGCCTTGATTGGTGACGTGTCAGTAAACACTTCTAGCAATGGTGGTTTGCACGGTATTCGGCATTACTACGCCTAAGCTGTGTGAGTCACACGCATAAGGGAGAATGAGCGTGAGCGCAACGGTAGATCAAATCAAGGACGATGCGCTCACGCTCATCGGTCAGGTTGCAGGACCAAGCACGCAGGCATACGATGATGATCGTATGATGGCTGAAGTTGTTCGGTCCTTCAACCTGTTGTTTAAAAAGTATCCGTGGCATCAGTATCGTGAATGGATTAGAGAAGAACTTGATGGCGTCACGGGACTTATCAGCAGCGCAACTGCTTTTGCAGATGTACTGGATTTTGAGGATTTCGTTTCGGTACATTTTGATGGTAGTCCAACACCAATACCGATCTTGCCAAAGACGATTAATCCATATTCAATTGGTGCGGGTAGTCGTGTTCGTTATTGGACTTCTCTATCAGCGCGCAATCCATTGTTTGCATCACATAGATTGCAATTCTATCCATTAGACGCTACAGACTTTGTGAACGTTCTTGCGAAGGTACATCCGCATCCAACAGGGGAATGGGATTGGGATGATCCGATCTATTTGGATAAGGATATGCTTGTTTATGGCTGTGCATTCATGACACTGGTAAACGATGATCTGAATGCAAATGCAGCCGAGACTTGCAAGCAGATGATGGAAATGAAATTCAGGGATATTGTGGGTGCCATTGGCGGGCATATTATTCCAATCGAAGAAGCATCTGGCATACAGTATGAATGGAACGAAACACCATGAAGAAACAAATCACAGACTGTGCTTTTTGCAATCGCAACGGGAAATGGTATGTTCGGTTCGAAGCATATGCACTTGGTCACGCAAAAATCGATGCCAATAAACTAAAAGGACACTTTAACATTACAGTGTGTGACTCACACAAGAAGGCTGATGCGGGTACATTTATTGGTACTGGCGGTTGGGAACGAATACAACAAGAGTTGCTGTCAAAAGGTAAGGCATTACTCGATCGCAGCACGTTGAAGATTGAGTTCGCAGAGGTTAAGTAATATGCGCCTATTTCCCAAAACAATGCCGCGATTGAAGCCTAATAAGCTTCGCGACATTACCATTCGTGACTTGGGTGGTGGCTGGAATGCTGTTGAGAGCGATCTATCAATGTCGCCTCGATATCAACCGAACTCTGTCAATATGAAACGGTCAGCGGCAGATGGTCAGAAGATCAGATTTGGTTCTGCATGGTTTGCCGATCTTACAGGCACAATTGCTGGCACACGCATTGTGGACATGGACTATTTCATGACACGTATCGTTGCAATTAGTGATGCTGGTGAGATTGGTACTGTACGTGATGATGGTACAAAGGCTAAGATTTGGGATGCTACAATTGCGGGTGCGTTGCCGGGTGCACCTGCAGGGTGGGCAGTAGATCAGGACAGTATCGATTTTGTACCGTTCAAGAACCAACTCATTGTGCATAATGGCATTGATAAGCCTGTTACTATTAGCTCAATTTTTGGTGTGACTTATCTTAACGATCCATCAACAGGGAGCAACGTCAATGTACCGATTGGAAGATTTGGCTGCGTTGTTGCCAACTTTCACTGCATCGCAGGAATTGATGGACTCCCAACAACCATTTATGTCTCAAGTGAAGGGACCGCTGGAGTGTTTCCCGGCGATCCAGCCCCAAATAATTCCATTGCAATTGATGTTGGCGCACGCGCCCCAGAGGGAGCGCCGGAAATTACCGGGATTGCAGGATTTAGAAAGTACCTTATTGTATTCTTCAGGGGTGCATCGTTGGTTATTCAACTCGGTACATTCGATGATGATGGCGTCCATACTCCCGTTTATGATGACGCGCTTCCCCAATTCGGATTGATTGGGCATCGCTGCATCGTCAGGAAAGAAAACGATCTGATGTTCGCTGGTCTGAGTGGGATCAGCAGCTTGAAACGAAACGTACTGAACGTCAGTGGCTCACTTGAAAGTGAGCAGCTTAGTGAGATCATTGCACCACAATACCGCAAGACTATTGGCGGACTGACAGAAGATGAGCAGCTATTCGATTGTTTTGGTGTGCATGACAGCCTTAATAATGAATTGCTTCTTTACACACCGTCTGGACGTGTATTTGTATATGTGTGGAATGAGAAACTCT